CCGGAACTAGAGTAGAAGTATTAGTAGAATGATTGAAAGGATAAGAAAATTCTCTTTGATTAATGTAACGTATTGCTTCGTTGACAGCATTCTTACATTGTATCTGTATCCCTCTAGCATTATTAAATGTAGTAGAAGTTAATGCAACTTCGTTCATACGGGTAATAACATCATTAGCTAATGTAAGATATGTAAGTGTCATTATGTTACCTCAAGATGTGGTAAAGGGGCCAACGGTTAAGTCAGCCCCTAAAGATTTTTTATGCTAAATAGTCACGATCAACTTCATTAGCAGTCAAGTCACCAATTTCACTTACGTCCATAAGCATTGCGAATACACGAAGCTTACCTGCAGTGAAAGTTGCACCAGAACCTGCAAAGGTTAGGTCTAGTGTGTCAGCAGTAGCCGATACAAGAACACCTGCCTGAGCAACTGTTGGGGCGTAAGCAAGATCAGATGCGCCATCAATGTCAAATGCAACAACGTACTCGTTAGCGTCAATTGCAGTACCAAGAAGGATAGTTGCATCAGTTCCAGTATTTTGAGTTGCACTTTCCATGACTTGTACACCAGTCCACAAGATTACTGTGTTACCCGGTACAGTAATACACTGAACAATATCACCAGATGAACAGTCAATAGCCTGTGCAGTTAGATCAATAGTAAGTTCTTGCATGTAAGGTTTACGTGAAGGGTTGCCAATACCACGAGTTGGTGCTAAGAGGGCAGTTAAAGTAGCCATAAGTTATTTCCTCCCTTATGCTGCGTTATATTTGGCAGTGACGATTGCTTCAGGACGAAGAATCTTTCTACCATATAGGTGCATACCACGAACAATGTCAGCAAAGCTGTCAGGGTCACGATACGATTCAGTCTTGTTGATCTGCTCAGCAGTTGCTACAGCAGAATCATGTCCAGCTACTAACACTCCAAAATTTACATTCTGGTTAGCAGAGCCTGAAGTACCCGGTCCTGTACCTACAGCAGGTAAGTTACTTGAAGAGTATACACGGAAACCGTGGAAGTTATTCAAGACTAAACCATTGCGTAATGCACCAGACTCACCGAAATCAGCATTCATGAAGCGTGAATCTTCATCAGCTAAAATTTCCATAAATACTGGATCTACAACAAGCCAACGACCTTGTGAGTCAACCTGCTGTTGGTCTAGTAAACGCTTCATACGAGCTACAACCATTGCTGGTGAAGCTGTACCTGTTGGTAGTGCAGTAGCACCCGGTAAACGAGCAACTAATGGGATCGAGTGATCGCCAGCAGAGCTTGTCGTGATGTTACCAAACGAACCTTTAATCAACTTCATTGAAGTCAATAATTCATCAGTACCAGCAGTAGTTACAGCAACAGTGCCATTTACTGTAGTGTTAACAGCGTCAGCATTTGCGTGAACAGAACCTTGCTTATAACCTGATAGGTAACCTAGTACTTCTTGGTCATGGTTATCAGCCAAGCGGTAAGCCGCACGGTTAGTTGCCATATCCATGAAATTTACATGAGAATGAGCCTCTTCAATATCATCAATCTTAAAAGCAAAGTAGTTCGCTTTATCGACAGTTAATGAAAAATCCTCATCATCTAAGTCTTGTGCTGATACCTGAGTGCCACGAGAATATGAACTCACACTCACCTCAGGTTCCTTAATAATTTTCACTGTGTCACCTTGTGCAGCGATCTCACCAAAATAATCTGAATTGGTAATGTCGCCAACTACAGTAGACTTGCGAAAAGCCAATTGTACTTTTTTTGAATAAATTACAGAACTGAAATTACCGTTTGGTAAGTTCCCGTGTCCTGCTGCAGATGTAAAAGCCATAGTAAATCCTCCGTTAGGTGTTTGGCTTGTGTTTAATAAGCTAAACGAACCGATAAGAGGCTGTACTTTTTAGGGTGCATATAAGTATAAGTCATAAGGATCAGTTATGTAACTTAAGTTATACGGGCCTATACTTGTTCAGGTAGGTCTTATAATTGGTATGTTTATACTTAGAGAGATAGTGTCTTAGAAAGTAAGGTAGTCATATAATTGTTATGAGGCTTACTAATCTGTATAAAGACACCTATAGTTATACTTTATACTCTATAGATGTCAATAGTTTATTTGCAATTAACGTGCTCCACCTGTTACGTCATAGGTGAAATTGTCAGAACGTATTGCTTCCATGATTGCATCTGAGTTCTTTTCAAACTCTGACGAACTCATTTTCTGTACCTGAGACTCTGTAAAGCTATTACTAGATTCTTTAGAGTTAGGTTTAGTAGACCGTTTGGTTACAACTGCAGAAGCCGCTTGTTTACTTGAGCGCTTACGTGTCTTAGTATCCATACCCTTGTCTACTTTATATAAATCAATAACACGAGTAACAGAAGCCGGATCATCTGTATTGTCGTATAGAGCATCACGACACCATTTAGGTTGTTCGCCTGCCCAGTCATGAAACTCACTACTACGTAGATCATCAAAATCAGGGTGTATTGCTCGGATTTCACTCTCTAGC